CTATCCTTATATTGATTTGTACCACCGTAACTGCCTATACCAGTTACATATGCCATTTCACCCCAATTCAAACTACCTGGTTTTGTAGTACCAGAGGATCGTTTGATTCTAATAATACTGGCCATTAAAAGTTACCCCCGTTGATGTCTAAGTTCTGTGCTGCACCTGGAGTCAACTCCAACGTTGCGTCAAATTTTTTCGTCACACCATTATATACTAATACCATTCCATTTGATAAAATGGAAGCATTTACATCGCTTAATTCTGATAATGATAGAGTTTGGGAACCTGCCAGAGATGAAATCACCTTTGTGGCATTTTGTTGTCCAACTCTGACTTTGATATCTGCCATCTAAGTTAGCGTATTCAGATCTAAAAAGTATTTATATTTATCTATGACGTTATCTTTGACGTTAGTTGCTTTAACGCTAATTTAAGTTCTTCAATCTCGTTTTTCATATTATCTATCTCCGTTTTTTTATCTAAATTTCGTATTTTATCAGAGATATAATCATTATAAGAATTTTTATCATGATTTATAATAGCCCCTGTATTTTCATCACGAAAAAGATTTTTGTGTCCTTCTACTGGTATCATGATATTTTCATATTCTTCTTAGGTTTCTTTTTAGCGAGAGGTATAGGAAGATTAAAACCAGTTCCCTTTCTAAACTTATCTGAACTCTTCTTTATCATATCCAAAGTTCTGATCCTATTTGTAAGAGCATCATCTACTGTTACAGGTATAGTATCATAATTTTTTGGAGATACTTGCTCCATAAAGGTTTTGAAAGTTTTCATAATTTTTTAGGTGGTTTGCCAGGTTCTTGTATATACGGTTTATCACCAGGTTTAGACTTAATATCTTTTTTTATTTTTTTAAGAACGTCACCAATGTGTATAAGACCTTCTTGAAATTCTTTAAATGTTTTCATTATGCTAGTGCGATTGCTCTAAAGTCTTTTAATCTAATAGGATATGATTCATTTGTAGAAATCATAACTATTTTAATTACAAAACCAGTGAATTGTTCCAAATTATCAACCGAGAACTGATACTCTGAGAACTTACCAACTTGATTTGGAGTTACATATGCATCTGCTCTACCGTCATTTTGACTCAGATCAATAATATCATCACCAAAACCATCTCCATCTGTATCTTTCAGATTCTTATAACCAGGAAATGGTCTGTAAGTCTGAGATACTTCACTAGAATCTGCACTGAATAATCTGTAAAATACTCTGAAATCAGATTCAGGTTGAACACTTGCACCTACTAATACTTTAAGTGATGATGCAGGTTGCTTAAGATCAACTCTTTGAGAGACAAATATTGAACCATGAGGATCATCTTCTAATTGATTTGTTCTTTGATCAGAAGGATAATTCTCTAATCCAATTGGATTATTGATTTTATTTCTATGCAAACTAAACATTGCATTTTTAACATCAAGTTCTGGGGATAGATTTGAATCTTCAGTAAACATATTAATATTTAATGTTACTGATTTATTTTTTGGTAAGGTTGCTAATTTAGTTGATTCATTTAATTTTGATGCAACTAATCTTGGAGTTGGGAAAAATGTTGTTTCATTTAATGAAACTGGACTAAATCCTTGATCTATGAATGAAATTTCTGTTCCACCAGAACTTGTACCACTAATTGTTCTCATAGATGAGTTTACAGTGGTTTTACTACCAGGTGTTATAACATTGAAATAAGGTGTCACTGAACTAAATTGATGATTCTGGGATATTTTTACATCAGATCCACCAAATGCTTTTTCATTTGTGAAACTCAAAAGATTATTACCACTAACTCTTTGTGCATCAAAACTACCAATATTAACTTGTAAATAATAATTATCAATATTTGATAGATTTTTTAGTGTAGTATTAGTAGGAATAGTAAATGTAGTATTAATACCAACTAAAGGCATTCCACTTGCTTGATATGTTTGTATATCTGCACCAGAATTGTGTGCCACTGCTTTTGTACCTAATTGTCCTCTATTTAATGTTAATTGACCAGTACCTACAATGTAACTAACAAGTTCACTTTCAAATAAAGCAAAACCTCTATCTGTTGTTATTCCAGAATATTTTGTAAATGGTGTAGTATCAGAAATTGAAACTGTTGTATCAGATGCAGTTACTGCTGAAGTAGTTGCAATAATTGTTGAGTCTGGTTCAACATCTTCTATTTTAACTTGATTAGTCCCACCATGATGAGCATGGTTAGTCTGAACCACCTCAAACACATTACCAGCGTAAAGATCACCGTTTACAGTGGAATCGCCATTTACAGCGACGTTTGTTGCTACAGTTCTGGTAGTATTATTAGCACCATAGTGTACGATATTTTCGTTATTAACAAATTTTTCACCATTTACGTCAGTTAGATAAAGAGTATCTATAGTAGTATTAATAGATACAACTACTAATTTTAATCCTGCACCTCTAGTTACTTTAGAACTTGAATTATCAAGAGTCAAAATGTCACCAACTTGATATCCAGTACCAGCTGATCCTCCACCTGCACCAGTTACTTTTCCACCAGTAAGTGTAATATCAACCAGACAACCACTTCCACTTCCAGTCAAAGAAATTGTTGGAATATCAGTTGAATTACTTAATGAATATCCACTTCCACCATCTACGATCTGGTATGCTAATAGTGGAGCACCTTGCCCTTCAATAATACCAGTTATACTTATATCCTCTGCATCACTGGCAGTGCCCGTGCTTACTTTTCTACCAAGTGGAAATGCAGTTTTTGTTCTTGTTCCAGAACCATCAATTTTAACAATTAATTTTCTAGGTAATGAACGAATTGGGTTATCTCTAATAATTTGAGTATTATCATTACCTGGTTCAATTGGTGAGTTATAGAATGTAGTAGTTCCTGTTGTTCCTGTAATAAATTTGGCTTTTCTCAACTTAAATGTTAAATCTTGATATTGACTTGCTGTCCATATTGTTCCATTTTGAGATTTAAATAAACTACCACCAATATACTGTTTAGAAACAACAACATTCTGTACATCAGGTAAATTTGTGGTTCTTACAGTTTTTTGTCCCATAGTAGAAACCCACATTTCATATTTGTCTGAAGAAGGTGATAAGAATACAATTGCATATTCTTTACCAGGTTCCAAATAAATTGGCGACGAAAATTTAATTGTTGTTGCTATTGAAGCATCATCCGAAACTCCAATAGGGTTTCCATTATTATATGTTTGTGGATTTATTGCTAATTGAGCGTAATCTTGAACCAAATATTGTGTTGGAGTTCCTAATTCAACTTCCCTTAATTCAACAAAGAGTTTTGCTTCAGGGTCAATTGATTTAAAGTAAACATCAAATGATGTTAAGAAAGCACCAGTTTCATCAACGGTAAATGATTGTGCTAGTGGGTCTCTATGAGGAGCCTTGAACTTTTCACCTAATCCTTCTTTATATACTAAATTTGTTTTGTAAGTTGTCTCACTTGGTTTAGTTCCAGATGGTGGTGGTGGATTTCTTACCGACACAGTAGTAGTATGTTGGGTCTGTATTGTGCCTGTTCCAGTGAATACACCAGATGCATCACTTGCATGATCAGTGCTGCCAGGAACTGGTATAGTGCCCTCTGGAGCAGCTGTAACCCTAAATGTTTTTGTACCTGTCTCAAATAAAACTGGTGGTTTAGGAGTTAAATTTGCATTTCTAAAGAAGAATGCTCCTAAAAGATCTCCCCAATTATCAGAGAATAGATCTATATTATCAACATTTGCAACTGCCCCACTTTCTTGTCCAACTATTTTTGCACCTTTAACTATATAACCAAAATATTTTACTTCATTTGCTAATGAAATACAATCAATATTTAATAGTTTAGATGTAGCTGAATATGTATCTGATGGAGAAGGTCTAGTAATATCATATGGATCTACAGTATATGATTCGACTGAAACTGATGGTGATCCTAAACCAGCACCAACATCTGGTCTTGAAGAGTCTCCAAATTTGTGATTTGGTTTTTGTACTCTAATAAGTCCTACACCTCTACCATTTATTAAAATTTTTGCATCCTCAAATACATTAAAAGTACCAGATTCCATTGTTATCTCAACTAATTTTGGTACTATATCAGGTACACCATTATCAAGATAATGATAGTGTTTAGTTTGAGGTTTTAATCCGTTTGCACTAAAGAAAACGTTTCGAGAACGCATATAAGGATCTACTTTACTTGTGACCTTTACACTTTCAACATAATCATATTCTTTACTTGGACCTTCTAGTACATTAGAATATGTTGTTAGGAATGTTTCTTTTTCTTGGAAAACATTAGTTACTACCTTTATCCTATCTCTATAACTATTGGAATCTGGATCTTGAATATCTATACCTGTATCAATATCTACTCCAGTATCTTCTAAAGTAGTTCCTAATGAAACTGTATTAGGAATCTCTGCCCATGTTGCACCAGTTGATTCTACTCTATCATTGTCAATATATAATGTTCTTGTCCAATTGTCAGATGGTGGATTTAATATAACAGCACCCATAAAGACAATAACATTGAATGGGTTAACATTTTCAACTTCTGTAGCATGTGGATTCTCTATCCAATCTATTTCTTCATAATCTAATGTGATCACATCACCAGTTTTTTTACAATTTGTATCTAATAATTGTAAATTAGAGTCTAGATCTGCAGCAAATAAATCAATGCTTGGATTTAGTGCTAATTCAGGTTTTATATCCCAATTATCAACTGCACTAATTAATTCTTGCCTTACTACATCAACGTCACACATTGATCCTCTTTCTGGATGAAAATTAATAAATCTCCTATCCTTAAAGTTATTAACAACAAAACCTGACTTAAATCGGTTCAATCCATCAGCATCTTTTACTTGTAAACTCTTCGTATCTAATTCAAGTGCATTTAACGATGTTACTGTTTCTAAATTTTGTATTCTTTTCTCAAGAGCACCAATATCTCTCATGGTAAATCTCTTATTATCCTTGAGAGTTATAATTGGATGGTTAACTGTATCAAACAAATATGCAGGTAGATATATTTCAGCAACTTCCATTGAATTTCCAACTTCAGTAGGAGGAACAGGTATATCATCCGATTCTCCTTTTATCAATTGAACTTCCTCAAATTGATTGATAACTAATTTATCGATTCTTGGTAAGTAGTAACTGTATCCAAATAATGAACTTTCATTTGGTGCTATTACAAATGGTAAAGTAGACTCAAATGATCTATTATTAAATGCAAATGGTGATCCACTTAATGTAGCAGGGTCAAAACTTGACACTCTAGGTCTAAAATCAAGAACATCTGAAGCTTTACATTGTCCAATGTATGGAATGTCTTTTGAATATCTTTCTTTAGTATAAGAATTTACAGTGAATAAATCACCAACATTACCAGTTGCAACTTGATACTTATCAAAGATAATTAAAAGTTTTTTAGATGGAATCCCTGACTTTGCTTTTCTAACTATCTTTGAATAATCACAATATTGAGATTTATGACCTTTATCTAAGATATAATTATTTGTCCTATCTACAAAATTACCAGTTTCAGTTCCCTGTAATATAGTTTCAATACTAGATTCTTCAAATATTATATCCTCACCTATAATAAATTTATTTGCATTTAGATAGACAAAATTAACATCAGTTGCATTTGGAACAGACACTACTTGTCCAATAGCACGACTATCTTTACCTACAATTTTCTCACCTATAACAAGATTTGTATTTAATGATAAACCAGATACAAATTTAATTTTATCTAAAACAGGAGTGGATGTTGTTTTTGATTCAAAAATAGCAACAATTTTTACAACATCAGGTACATTAAGAGATATTTCTTTATCTTCAACTCTAACTCCATATGCCTCACTAGAAGTTAATGAACTTTCAAGTGTAGAAACACCTTTAGTTCTTGTGATTTCAAGTGTTTGACTTCTTATGTAATCTTTTGTTTTACTTGTAGCACCAAATTTTTTCAGTGTTACATTAACAGTTGCATTACCACTTGCTTTTGATAATCCATTAAAACTTATATCATTTCCACTATTTGTAATATTAACTTGATCTGATGTTAGTGTTTCTACTGTACCATCAGTATAATGAATTGAATATCTTTCAGCATCAAATGGTTCAAAGAATACACTAGATACACCAACAGTTGCTGCTAAACCTACTTGAGATGAGAATGATATTGAATTACTACTAATTGGTTGTTCAAGAATTTGTTTATTGATGATTAAATTAGAATTAGCACTATCAACATTTGAAATGTATTTTTTAGGTAATTTTGCAAAAATACTAGATTTTTCAAAGTTTAATACTTGTGCAACTTTAATTCTAAAGATGGATGAAGTAGAAACTCCAGATAATACAGATCCTTCGTTTATACCTGCCACATCAACAGTTTGAGATAATGTAAGTGTATCACCATCAGTGTTTATATTTGATATTTTATTAAAGTGAGGAACGTTTCCTTGACCATTATTATATGCAATAATTGAATCAGTTTTTATACCAGTATTTGCAAAATTACGTCCATTTACACTTGCAGAATTGTTTATGATATTTAATTGATCTGATATTGAAAAACCAGGTAATAATTTATTAAACAGAACTGCGTCAGCACTAAAATCAGATGCTAGTGTGGATTCAACTTTAGATTTAGATTGAAAAATTGATTTTATATCCTCAATGCTATATGAAATAACACCAGGTAATCCAATTGTTCCATTCAGTATTGATGCAGTTTCAGATGTTTCTCTCTCATTAAATATTATTTGTTCACCTTCTATAAATTTACCAGTTGTTTGTGATAAGTTTAATTCATTAAAACCTGAAGTATTCGCATCTTCAGCAAGATATCCAATTGCTCCACTTGCAAGTCCTCTTACTCTAGTTCCTTTTATTTTTCCTCCTGGATTTGTAAGAGCGTTACATTTTAAAGTTGTAAATGTTTGTATGTCATAAAGATATAAATCCCAATTTGTATTTGCTCCCGAATAAGTTGCATCTGATAAACTGAATGAATAAACTCTTGCTTCTCCTATTTTTAACCCACCAGCAGCATTTGATCCTGCTTTACGACCATTATGTAAGTCAATAACATTATTATTATTGCCAGTAGATATTTTTGATCCACCAATATTAATAAATGGACTTCCTTGAACATTATTTACTTTAATCAAACTACCCATATTGAATGGAATCGAGGCAAGATTAACAGTTTTAGTATCTCTTGGTTTTTCTACATCAAGGACTGTTGTACTTGGTTTGTAAACGTCATATCCTCTAACATATGCCTTACCTGCAGAAAGTTTAACACACATTAAATCATCAGAAGGTGTATTCCCTTTATCTGTTATTTGATTTTCAGTGTATAATCCACCCGAATCAATTTCATCATTAAAGGAGTTTTGAGTGTTAACACGGAAAGGGGTTACAGCATAATTCCCAGATTCATCAAATGTTCGTTTTGCAAAATATTTTTTAATTTCAGAGTATACTGTATCATCTTGTAATTTTTTAGTGACACCTTCATTTGTTCTGAATAATTCTACAAAATTTGTATCATCATAGTCTTGAAGAGATTTTTTTGCTAATTTTACTGAAATCTTGAATCTATCGGCACCTGGTGCAGCAAAATTAGTAAAACCTTTAGCGTTATCATACAGAGATGAGTCATCATTTGCATTTACTACCTCTTCAATTATCTCCAATCCAACCCTATATGATGGTGTATTTGTATATGGATCTAAAATTATTGATGATGTAGGGACATCAACAAAAATTCCTCTTACAAAGTATACACCTTTATTAATACCAAATGCAGAACCTGTCGCAGTAGCCTGTTCAGAAACTAATGTTAAAATAGTTTCCTCTGAACTTAATGTGGTATTACCATAAGTAACATTCTCCTCAAGTATTAAAATTTCACCATCTGGAAAAGGAGTACTCTCACCATCTGTACCAGATTTATTATATTTAATAAAAATTGTTATATCATCAACACCTTCCTCTGGAGGTAGTATAAAATTCTTTATTGTTGCAACTATACCTGAATTTTGACCTCTAACTCTAGTGCCCTTACCACCATTGTTTGATATAATATTATTTAAATATACAGATACGTCTATTCCTAAATGATTTGGATTTATTTTTGCTGAAAAATATGTTGGATCATACTCAATATTACCTGGTATGACCATCGAACCTTCTTTGAATATATGCTTTCCAAAAGATTCTACTTGATTTTGTAATATTGATTGTAACCCAGTTAATTCTCTAGCCTGTACAGGATATCCAGGTCTGAACAATACCTTGTAGAAATTGTTATCCTTATCAAAATCATCATAATAAGGTGATATATTTAAGTTAGTCTTCTGTGGCATTGCTTAAAATTCCAGAATAATTTTTATGTCTTCTTTTTGACGAGAGTTTCTTACGATCACAGGTCTATTATCTAGGTAAATTATTTCTCCTGACCCTTTATTTATCTCAGAATCAGATAAACCTGAAATAAAGTTTGTTCCTAAATTTACTAACTTACTTCCAGTTGGATTAGTAGTAATACCTGAGAAATTAATTGATATAGGTCCACTAAATGATGAAGTAGAACCTTTTATATTATTAGCAGTAAGACCAGTCTCAAATTCATAAATTCTAGCTATAGTTGATATACCAATATAATCAGTATGATCATAAAATGTATTGTTAAAATTTAATGATCTATCTCTAAAATATTTTAATACCTTAGTATCTTCATCATATGATGCAATAAAACCTGTTGCAACTTTACCTGTATTGGGTGGAGATTCTAAAGTTTGTCTAATTTCTTCACCAACTAATGGTGTTCCACTCACACCATCAGTAAATTTAACTGCTTGTAGTGATGAAAAAGTGCTATCAGTATAAGTTACTGATGTTCCAACTTTTGTTGGATTTTTAACAATACCTACTTGTGAAAATTTAGTATCAATTGGAAAATCTTTTGTAGAATCATCAAATCTTGCATAAACTATAACTCTATCAGTTCCCAATTCTTTGTACAAATCATAACCATGACCTAATGAAGGTGGTATAATAGGTATTAATTTTGCATGATTTCCTGCAGAAACACCACTGTTGAGAGTTCCTAAGTCAACCATTGCATAACTATATCCCTTTCCACCTGCACTTACTACAATGTTTGTAATTTTAGAATTTACAATATCAACTCTCGCCTTAGCTCCAGTACCATCACCAATTATATCAACTTCTTGACTGTACCCATCATTATAACCACTACCAGCTTTTTCAATGTATACATGTTTTATTTGATTTTCATTAACACTTGAATCACCATTTTCTCGAATTGCTAATATTTGTGAATCAGTGCTTGATGACCAATTATTTGGAACTGTAATAAATTCTGTTGAGTCAAATTTTACAATATCACTAGGAGAAACTGTAAAAAGATATTTCCAAATAAATCCATCACCACTACTACCTGCAGATGATGGTTCTAAGTCTGTAAATGTTGGTTCATCTTGCGATACATTTCCAAGAGGGTTAGATCCTGTAGATCCATTATCAATACAAACATAAACTTTGAAGTCGGAATTAAGTACGTAGTAGTTCGCATCATACAAACGATTTGCTTTAGTTAGAGGACTTTGATTCGTAGCACTGTAATCATCTCTGTATATTTCATATCTGTTTCCAGATACCCAATCTACTCTTCTTATAATTCTTCTAATATTTGCTGATGAAACTTTTTTTCCATACATCATTGTGTCTCCAGAATGAAGTCTGTATGAAAAACTATCAACAGGTGCAGGAGTATCATTATTCCAGTTAGAGGATCTACCATACCCCACAAGAGATCCAGCTCCATTAGGATTTGGTAAACCTATGTAAACATAGTATGAATTATTTGTATTTTCTACTGATTCAACAAAATTATTTGCGTTCAGAATTCTAAATTGGTCAGTAACAATAGCCGACATCTTAAAATTTTACTTTTCTTTCTATTTATAGTGGTTATAAGATCAAAGTCCAAACACTCTAATTGCACCCGATGATCTAAGACCTTTGAGTGAACTTGTAGAATAATGTTTACGTTGAATTGTTGGGAAGGTTGTTAATCCAGAATTAACAGTAAATCCAGTAACACCTATTGAAATAGGTGAAGAATCTCTTGATGCATTATATAATCTACCCCAACTTAATCGACCCAATGATGTAGTAAGTCCTACAGTTGATACATTGTAGAATCCTGTAGTAGTTATACCAGATAATGATGAACCATTTTGTACATTGCAAATAATTTCACCGTTTTCATTTCCTTGTGGATTTCTAGCATGCACAATGTAAATATTATCTAAGAAGGTAGTTCCAATACCAACTACCGAAGCATTTGCGGTATCAACAGAAACAACACCATTTCCTACTCTGGTGTCAGATATTAATATTGGATATCCAACTGCTAAATCGTTTGTATTAGTTCCTGCTTTTTCTGCCCTAAAGAAGAACTTAATTGCAGTCTGTCCACCATTAGTAGTTGGTGCAATACCTGTGATGATTCCAGAGAAACCCTGAACATTATCGATAGATGTAATTTTTTCAGTTTGGAACTCAGGAAGTCCTATAACAACACTTGGTGGGTTTGTAAATGTATAACCCAAACCAGGATTTAATATATCGATATCAGAATTACTGATTGAACCGTTTGTCACTGTGGCAGTAGCAGTAGCAGTAGTTCCAATACCAACAAATTTTTCAACACCTGATGGAGCTGAAATACCTATATCAACCGTTCCAGAATATCCTGAACCACCACTTGTTACATTAATAGATGAAATAGTACCAGCAGCTGATACAATGGCAGTTGCTGCTGCTCCTACACTAATTTCACCAGATGAAACAAGTGCGTCTACTGCGTTTATTGATATGTTATACTTAATGGCTGATAAAGATTCAACATGTCTTTGTGCTTCAATATGATTACCAACTTCGTAGAAGAAAGAATTTACATCATCTACAAAAATTCCATCATTTGTACCTGCTCCAATTCCAGATGTAACTGAAAAATTACCAATAATCTTAGCAGTTGGATAAACTTGTGGTTCAATTGATGATCTTGATTTACTAATCACTTCATTACCAACAATGATATCAGTTTTTTGTTTTGTCCATCTTACTGGTTTTTCATTTATTTCATCAACACCTCTTCCTGAGTAGATATCTGTTTCAACTAAATCTGCACTAAGTATCTCTTTTATGACTCTTTCATTTTGTTGTGAAGTTGTTATACCTGATAATGGTGATTTCATCACACGAAGTTGATCACCTATTTTTACAGTTTCCTGAACATCTACGATGTCTACGTCTACACCATCTTGACCCTTATAGAAGAAAATATCAACTTTATCATCATCATTAGCACCAATAAATGTTTCTCCTGTTGGAGCTTCCTTAAACACAAAAGTTGTGCCTCCTTGGAAGAAATATGATTCTCCTGGTTTTTGTAATACACCATTTACAAAAATAAGTAAAACAGCATCTAAATCTATTTGTTGCGAATCAACATTTTGATCATCTTTCTCGAAACTTAATAATTGTCCATTAAAATATAATGGGAACCTTAATCTTGAACCATCTTGTAAATTTTTAATACTATCAATAAAGTCAATTTCGCCAAATTGCCAAGCAGAGAATTTGTCATTAAATATTTCAATAACTTCTAACTCAAATTCATTTATTGGTGATGATAAATGTGATGCAGTAATTAAACCAACAGGTTTAAATTTGTCACCTACTTTAAATGAATGTCCATCCCTTGCAACTTTAAAGTTTGATATCTCAAATAATGTAGATCCAATTCCAACTGTTGTAGAAGCTGCACTTACCTCAACATCTAATAATAAATTAGAACCAGTATCAGTTGTTGGACCAACTCCTAGTCTTGATATACCTATTACAGGTAAATTATCATAGTTTGGTTCTGGAATGATAATTTCAGGATTTACATATCCTGAACCTGCATTATCAATTGTAAATGCAAGTGTTCCACCAGCACCAACTATCGCAGAAATTTCTGCACCTGTTCCTGCACCACCACCAGCACCTACATTGAGTAGTATGGTGTCTGTAGTAACTGAAATAATTGATGTTTGTATACCAGCAATAGGATCTGAATTAGGGAAACTTGTTTTTGATACTGATCTTGGATATGGATGATCAGAGAAGAAATTATCTTTTGAGCATTTGAATACTAATCCACCAGTATCAATACCAACAGTGTCACTAGTTGTTAATCCATGACTTGGAATTGTTAATAATAGTGTGCCTGTATGTGATGTATATACAGCATCAGTCGCTGTATATTGAGTTCCAGCAAAATTACTTTTACGTATTGATCCAATACCAGCACTTACAAATCTATGTACATACGCTTGGTCTGTTACACCAATGGCAACAGAACCACCTCTATAACCAGATCCAAATGTAAGATCCTCAAAAAATTCATATGCAACTCCACCGCCTTGATATGTGTGAACTATAGTACTAGGTCCTGCTTGTACCTCAAATGTTCTATCTGAAACAATACCAACTACAAACAACCCTCTTTCATGGTCTTGGAAGAATGTTGTAGTAACTCCACTATATCCAACACAACTAAATTCTAAATTTTTCAATTTAACTGTATTTGGTCTCTCTAATCCAAAACCATGTACTTCATTAGTTGTGACTGTTATGATACCTGTTGTATTACTGTAAACTGCTGTCTGAACACCAAGATTAAAACCAGAAGAAGTTCCAATACCTACTATACTTGTTAATCCACCAGCAGTATTCTTAAATGCCTTAACTTTTGCACCTTGTAATGGAGCATAACCTAATCCAGTAGTTGATCCAAGAGAAACAATCAAACCTCCTCTAGGGACTTGATTTTGGTTTATATCGGAATTTGATATAATAAATTGTCCATTTTCAGATGTAATACCTGTAAATTGTACAGTTGAGATACCTGCTGTTGTATCTGAAATAAATTCATAATTATTACCAACATTATTTGTTGTCAAAGGTGTTTGGAAAACACCATTAATGAATAAAACACCGTTACCAACTCCTATACCTGAAGATGTGTTTGCTCCTCCTACTGTTAGATTATAAGTTTTACCAATACCTGTAAATGAATCAGACAAATCATCAAATAGCATGTTTGTAGTATAATTACTTCGTAAAAATGTTCTTCCACTAAAATCTGCCTTTACAAATGGAAGATTAGTTTCATTTCTTCTGGATCTAGTATTTCCTTTTGGAGGATTAGTAAATATTACTTTACTATCAACTATATTAAATGAACCTCTGTGAACTTTTACACTTGCATTATCTGCATGAGTTGAAGCTGATATTCCTAATTGACCCCTCTCAACCCTTACAGTAGGTAAAGTTGCAAGACCAAGTGCTACATCAGTTGCATCATTTATCTTTCCACCTGATATACTAGAAAATCCAACTTCAGTTATTGTCATAAACTCATCATCAATCTTTAATATATCAGAAGGTTGAACAGAACTTATTCCACTCATTACAAATTGACTTGTAGCAGCACCAATATTTCCATCTAAGGTATGTGTGATTCTAGTAAACGTTACTGGTTGTTGTACAACTCCATCTAAACCAATAAGTGTTTTAGTCAACCCTTTGGACATAGAAAGTTTATGAGCGTTTCCTGCACCAGTTCCTGTAAATGTTACTGCAGATCCAGATGTAACGTATTCAGGTCTTGTAAATAACCTGAAATTATTTTTATCAGTTATTTTTGCAAATACAGTTGATGGAAGAATTGTTGTCACAATACCTGCCATATTTGCAGTTGCTCCAATCGATACAGCAGTAGCAGCTATACCAATAAAGGTTGAACTTGGAGTGTAAGTTAACTCTTCTCCAGTGTTAAAGAAATGATCTGGTATTGTAAATATACCAGTTGTTGTGCTTAATATACCTGCATTTGTGGGGTCAAAAGTTTTAGAATAAATTGGAATACCTTCATATTTTAATTCAAACTCTTTTTTATCAGCCCTTTTTCCATCTTTACCGTCATATGATGTTAAAAATAATTGCTGAGAAACTGGTCCGTAATTTAAGTTGGGAGGAGTATTACCAAAATCATTTTCAGTGTAGAAAATCTGATTATATGATTGAACTTCAATTAATGAATTAAATTCTGAGTCTGGGTAAAATCTTAAATTAATATCATTTCCAACAATTTCTCCACCAAATGTTCCAATACCAGTGGTAGATCCAGATGATACAAACGGATACTGAACCGTAAGAACATCATCAGCATCTCTAATTGTTATAACTTGATGAATAGCAGATGTCTTTCCACAAGAAACTCTAACTAATGATTTAACAGTGCTATCTACAGTTTTGTTAATAGTATTATATGTTATTGTACTCGCAGTTCCAGTAACATAACCTGATTCTAGTCTTAAACTTCTTTCAGCACCACTTGGTTGTCCTGCAACTGAAAATCTATGAGTTCCTATACCAGCGGTTGTAGTTCCTAATCCTACAATATTTGATCTTATATCTAATTGATTTACGCTGCTATTTTCACATTGTATTTTTATTAAATCATTCTCAAATCTAGCTGTTATTATACCTACAGCACTATTACTGAGTCCTTTTTTAGAATCAAAGTATGCTTGAGATACTGTAGTATCAGTGCCATCAAAATCAACTATTATTTCATTATAATTAATTTCTTTTGTTAAACTGTCTTGTACAAAAATATTTGCATATAATCCATTGAAATCGGTTTTTGGAAACTCAGCAATAGTTGAAGTTACTACACCTGAAGAAGCACTTGATGCAATACTGACGAGACCTGTTAAATCAATATTTCCAATTGAGTTTGTATTAATTCCAACTAAATCAGTATTAAAATCAATTTTTAGAACTTTTATATCATGATCTTTTGTGAATTCCTCTATGGGATCAAATATTAAATTTTTAATTCCACTTTCTAAAATTTCTGTTGAGAAATCACCTAATTTTGTCGTAGTAAAATCTTTTGATTTTTCTAGTAAAAACGCATCATCTTCAGTTGTTAAAACAATTAACTCTGAGAATTGAGTATCGAAAGTATCAGGATCAACAATCTGAATTAAATAATTTCCATAATCTTCTATGAGAGACTCTATTAAACTATCATTTGATTGGAAACCTGTACTAGAAAATAAATTACTTACATCATCATGAATTAGGACTCTATTTGTTTTACATCTTGTAAAATCTGATAATGTTTTATTTGATAATTCTAAAAATTTAGATTTATTAACTCTAGAATCATAATCTAATGAGAAATCAAAATTATTGATTGCATCTACTCTTTGTGAATCATTTAATTCTAATATATTAAGAACATCAAGAGTTATTGTATCATTTGTTTTTGCAGTAGTTCCAATACCAACATTTACTTGAGATTCAATTGACGTGTCAGCAAAATTCTTCAATCCTGATGGATGAACTAATCTATTTACAGGATTTACGAATTTTTCCCATGCAATTGTGCTCTTTACAGTATATGATAAATTTTGATAGTAATCATTATCAGGTATTACTTGATAATCTGTATTTAATTTTCCAATATCATCAATCCATCCATACTCTTTTCTATTAGAAAAATCAACTTTAAATTTAGCTTTATTTCCGTTTATTTTTGTAACTGTTGCTGTGATACCACTTACTTTACCAGTTATTCTATCATTTAGTTTAAGATTAAATTTACCATCTACTTTTATAAAATCATCTCTAATTTCAACAATTCTTAAATCTGTTAATTCAGAATCCACTGCTAAATTTTCATTTAACTGGAATACACCTCTTGTTTGTATTGGTCTTATATCTGGATATTTATTTTTATTTACTAAAACAGCATAACCAGATTGGAAAGTTTTTGCTATACCAGGATTAGTTGTTAAACCTGCTAAGTTAAATTTGACAATTGCCTCTACACCTGATATGTAATCTTCAACTTCAAAGAATTGATAATTATAATTTTCTGAATTAAATCCATCACCTAAAGTTGTTACTGTAGATATACCTCCTTGTGTTGCTCCAACACCAGTTTCACCCAATTGTTGTATACCTTCAACAAAAATTTCATCACCTATCACGAAAGGTTGAGGATCTACAAAACCATTAAATGGTGTTTCAAGATAACATGTTACTACTCCAGAATTACTAGTTTCAATAGAATTTATACCCACACCATTTGAGTTATTAATTGAAATAATTTGATGATTAATTGAATCTAATCCAGATACAGGTGCTAATACTTTAACTTCAGATATAGTTTGATTTGGAGTAATCGCAACTAAAGATGAATTATCAACAAGAGTATTGGTAATTGGATTGAATACTAGTAAATCTGGTGCGTTAATATAATCAGATCCTCCACTAACAATTTCAATAGATTCAATAACATCAAGATTATCAATTTCTAATACAGGTGAAACGAGTGCTTCTGGACTTAGTGTTTTATCAGAAGCATATTCATAACCAATATCAATAATTCTTACATCTTTAATTCTTCCAATTGTTTTTGATTCTGAAGTGATATTTGCATTGACACCATTATCACTTGTTATTGACTTGAATTTTGGTAATTTTTTATAATTATATCCTGATGATAATATTTTAAAGTTCTTAATTGTGCCCTTTACTAAGGTAGACTTTGTTGAGTATTCTAATTTTTCACACTCAGAATTTAAATAAGTTGTAAATTCTGGCATTTTAGGTGATATATTGAATTTATCTGTAGTGACTCCTGATATTCTATATTCCCCTGAATATATGCTATCTACAAAAATAATTTCATTTCCATTTACAACATCTGTATCTGATGTGCTGATATATCCACCTTTTGATATTCCATAATGCAGAATGTCAGGAGTTGATGTAGAGAAATTAACTGTTAAAGCAGCACCTACTGTGCCAGTTGTTCCTGATGCAAGTAAATTAAAATTAGTTGAATCTTGTGAACTGAAATATTGATTAGTTAGATTTTTATCATAAAAAACTTTAAATTCATATCCTGATAATGATGAATCTGCTAAATTAAAAGTTAACTTAGAATTTTTGTAAGATTTGATTTTAGGATTAATTAAAGATACAGATTGATTTGATCCACCAGTATTAGCAGTTATTGATATAATTTTAGGAGGAGTGGAGTATAGGTCATTAGATGTTTCTGCTAATTGAAAATACCTATCATTAATTCTGTTTACAAAATATGATCCCTCACTTAAACCTGTAGCAGAACCTTGATAGAAAATTTTGTCTCCTGTAATTAACCCATGTTTATCAATATCAATACGATTAGTTTCAACATCAGCAGCAGCAAATGTCACTGAGTTTAATAATAATTTTTGATATTCTGAATTAAATTTAACTGTTATTGGTGTTGTTGTTCCAATACCTACTGCAAGATTTGGCACAACATTCATTTTTACAATATCTGAATTTTGCAATCCATGAGTTGAAGTATTAGCTGCAGCAACATTTGTGCTAACAATTGTTGTAACTTTATCAAGGTCTCCAGTGATTTGTTCAAATTGTGAACTTAGGAAATATGATCCTGATCCAATTCCTGATTGTGTTCCGTTGGAGTGGAAAAATAAACCTTCACTTGTACTTCCAATACCAACTTTTGTTGTCAATAAACCAACGAAATTTTGACCTTTATCTACAATATAAACATCCATAGATTGACCAGTTAATGGTATCTGGAAAGTTTGCACTTCTCCATTATCTGAAACTCCAAATTTAGCAGATCCTGTTCTCTTATTCAACGATACTTTTTGACCAGTCTTAAATGGGTGATTTGGTATGTGTATAGTTCTAGTTGGAATGGATAAACTCTCTTTAAGATCACCTACCCAATAATCAACACTTATACCGCCACCAGCAGTTGTTCCTACACCAACAGATTGTTTTCCATTAAAATACGCAAGATCATTTAGTTTTGAGTCAAATTTTTGAGTTTTAACAGGTATAGTAACTGAAGTATTAAGAACATCAACATTTGATCCTAATGTATGTGCAATACCAGTATGTCTTAAAACACGTATTATTCTTCTTTGATTATATAAACCTAAAACTCTTAAAACTTCAGTATCCGTTGTATTACCTGATCCAACTCTTAGTGATCCTCCGATAGATATTGTATTTGGAATATTTGTAACAACAATATCCTCAAATTTACCAGCAACAGATCCAGTTGTCATTGATTTTGCAAGACCTATTCTATCAGTTTTTACACCAACATTAAATGATCCTGTTAAATTAACAATTGTAGTACTAAGTCCAGATATTGATATTGAATCCTGATCATTCATCTCCATAAATGGGAAATTAGTTGCAACCACTTCATTATTATTTTTCCAAACAAAAGAAATATCCTCAAATCTTTCAAGTGAAGTATCAAGTCTACTAATATCAATACCAACTATTTCACTAACTTCTGCACTAAATCCAGATCCATTTGTGCCTTCATTATCAAAATTAGTTACATCACCTACTTTATATCCAGTTCCACCTTCTAAAATAACAATATCATCAACTGTTCCTTGACTTACTGATTGCACTTCGGTTGATTGTCTTATAGTTTCATTAGATTCAATTATAAAGTCATTATCACCAAATTTTTCATCTATGTTATGAGGTAGTGTATTTCTAAGTAAATTGGAACTATTAAAGTCAAAATCATGATCTAACAATAAATTATCGTTAATTAATGGTGATCTAAAACTTTTACCAATAAAATATGGATATTTTTCCTCTAATTTATTAGTTTGTGCTCCTAATCCTACTGAAGCAAAGTAAGCGTAAATTCCATTTGGAAATTCTGGTGTTTTACAAAATCTACCATTATGAATATCTAAATCCCCAGATGCATTAAAAGTATAATCTTCAATAAAGAAACCTGCATCAAAACCACTTGGTCTATTAAGTAAATTAGAACTGTTTAAGATATAAGATGAATTTACTATTTTAAGATCTGAATTTATATTATTTGGATCAGAATAACCAAATGGACCATAGATTGGATTTCCATCATATGCCCATCCTATAATTGGGGAATGTGATGTTATCTGATTAAATTCACCATTATCACTAGTACTGAAAGATTCTTCAAGAGTTTTAGCAATTTGTTGAGAATAACCAAATACACCGAAGGTTAAAGAATCTTCTCTTGAAGTAAGACTAAAATTACCAAATCTTTTTGTTCCATTTACAGTTAGTGGTCTAATCCTTCCACTTAAAATTGCATTAGATCCTCTTGGTGTTATTTTTGCTAATGTTGAGAAACTACTATAACCAATACCAGAATTAATTACGATTGTACTAATAACCTTACCATTTTCAATTACTGGTCTGATTTTTGCTCCAGTTCCAAATGTGTCAGTTATTTCTATATCAGGTAAAGAATTATAATTTTTTCCTTTATTAACGACAGATACTTCTTCAATTCTTCCCTCAGAAATTACGGGTTTTAATGCTGCACCATTTCCGTTTTTAATTTTTATAGTTGGTTCAATATGGTGATTTAGTATTTTTGATCCATAATCAGTTCCATTTTCATATAGATATGCCTCAGTAATTTCACCAGTTACAATAGGAGTTAAAGTGATATTACCAGTAACGGTTGATGAATAAGAAACATTAATATCTACAGATATATCAGGATATTTAAATATATGATATCCTACACCAACAGATGTTAAATTAACAAATTTATTTCTGTCATAATCTGAGGTTGATGTTCCACCAACACCAGCATTTGCCAATTTAAATGAGTCATCATCAATTTTTTTGATTATGTAAGAGTCGGTAATATTTAATCCACCAATATAATCATTATTAGGTTGCTCTCCACCTCCCGCTAATTTAAGAGTATTTGAATAATTAACTATCTCTCCACTTTCAAAACCATGATTTACAAAATTAATTGTGTCATATGAGGTTGATATTCCAGATGGTGCCTCAACTCTTAGTTTTCGATGAGTATATCCTTCTCCAGGATTAATAATCTTAACTGAAAATAGAGTATTTACACTCTCAGTTCTAAATTTATGATTACCACCTGAAACTGTATCTGTTGCTAAACCAACAGTATTAACTCCCACTGCTCCATCTTCACTAAAAAGTGCCTCTGATTTAGAATTAAACAATCTAACTGTTGATGGATTGATTATTCTTACAAAATATGGATCACCATCTGATAAAGCACCAGTTATATTTTGTGTCCCATCAAATGCTGTTCCTGTAGCAATTGGAGGATTACCATTACTATTATAATAAATTAATTGTCCATTCTCAAGATTATGATTTTTCTTAAATGTGATTGTTTCTTCAGTAGTATCAATTCCACCTCCGAAAAATATATTTCTACTATCAAAATTAAGAGTTCTATATCTAATACCCACAACAGGGTTTAATTTACATCCCGATCCATTACCACCAGTTAATGAAATACTATTGACTGCTTCAATATCAAATTCTTGCGGATCAACAATAATTTCTTTTACATTACCTTTGATAACTGGTTCAACTAAAGCTTTTGTACCAGTGATACTAGATACATCTATTACAGGAGGATTTATCACATCGTAATTATCACCTGAATTTAGTACGTCAATTGATTCTAGAGGTCCAAAGAAAATATTATCATCGGATATTGGTGATCTTATTTGTACACCGTCCCTTAGTATACCAATATCATTTACTGGTGATTCATGTTTAGAAGAAACAAATAAATTTTGAGATAAAGGAATTTTTCTTAAAATTTTATCAGAAGTTAATTTTTTATTAGCTTGTGTTTTTAATGTAAAATTATGATCTAATGATCCTGTTGTACCTATACCTATTTGTACTGTAGATGCAGTTCCAACTTGACTTAGTGATTCGTATAATGCAACTTTAGTTATATTTTGATTTTGAATAATTATTGGATCAATATAGTAAGTTCTGCCAGATTCAATCCCAGATAAAGTTTCAATTGATGATCCCTTAAAGTCAGGGATATATGTAACTGCATCTCCCTGAATAAATTTTAAACTCTGGTTTGCTTCAAGTGGAAAATTAATAAAACTATAAGTTTCAGTTAGAGTATTATAACCCTCAAGACTTAATGAAGATGTTGCAGCTGAAACCTTATTGACAGTAATATCATAATTTGGAAGTGAATTAGATGCTACATATCCATCAACATCAGAATCTGTATACACATTAAGAACATCTGTTATTATTGTATTATTTCCAGTTTCTATTTCAACTCCCGAACTTGATGCAGTTTCAATTATTCTACGAATATCATACGATTCGTTTGAATCTTGAACAAAACCAGCTATACCTAATGCTGTAAACTGATTTAAATTTTCATCAATACTACCTACTTGACCAGTTATTTCAACAACCTGCTCACCTCTTCTTAAAATTTGGAATAAGTCACCTTTTTTTAATTTAGATTTATCAATTTTAGTTCTTAATGAAAAAGTTGTTCCTGAAATATCAACTTCAAATCTTGAACTTGTATTATATTTCCAAGAATTTGCAAATTTTTCTTTATATGTACTGTTATCATTTTCTATTTTTTCCCCTACATTTTTAACAAATATTAATTCACCTTCATTTACTAAATTTACATCACTAACTGTTTCAAATTCGGATAAAACACCTGTAATACGTAAATCAACTCTCTTAGATAAATCTCCATTTTCATACCCAAATATTGTTTCATTATCTCTAATATCATCTGCAGTTCCTATACCAACACCAACTCCTGTGCAACCAAAAAATTGATTTATAGATTTTGATGTATAATTTATTATATTTTGTCCACTTAAAATTGTTCCAGTGGTTCCAAATCCCACTGTGGAATCAACTGAAATAATTGAAGATCCTGTAGGAGTTTCAGTTAAAACTTTTGTTTTACCAGGTATTGTAAATATACCCTCAATAAGATCACGATCACTAAAACCTATGAATAATGATATTTTATAATAAATTTTATTATTTCTCTGTAATATTTCAACTTCAGATACTGATGCATTTGTATTGAGATCAGTTGATTTAAATATTGTTTGACCTACTAAATCTTGAGGATTACCTGTTTCAGTTATTAAATCCGCAACAATTACTTCTCTTCTAATAAACTCAGCGTCTGATGGTTTTACTAAATTTCCTTCTAAATCTAAAACTCTTGACTCAACACCATACAATACTTTAAATAGAATTTTTATTGACTCCTCAATACCTTTTGATTGATAGAATGATCGAGAAAATTTAATAAAATTACCAACATCTAAATTTGATGCAAAATCATTATTATCAAATCCTGGTAAAAATGTCTTTTTTAATTTTTTAAAGAATTCTTGTAAAAATAAAACAGATAAGTTTGTAACTGACGTGCCTGATGTATGATCTGAAGCAGTAGTATCCTCAAAAATTAATTTTTCACGATTAATTTCAAGAAGTGATGATGATACTCCAACATTATATCCAGAAACACCACTAAAACCACGAATACACCCAGTAAAAGATGTTGATGTAATTCCAGTATACGAAATAATTTCATCATTAATTTTTAATAATCCATACTCTGACGGAAAACCTCTTGTGCTTGAAACTGATATTGTTGTATCAGAAGAAGTTATAGATGATGTTATACTAGTAACACCTACAATTACTTCTGGAACTAAATTATCTGATTTTAAGTATTGATCAAAATTAGTTATTAGATCAATTGGACCACCTTGAAATTCTTGTGATAAGTAATATTGTTTAAAGAATTCACTTGCATTAGGAAAATCTGCTACGACAAATTCAGGTAACTGATTTTCAATAATCGTATTTACTTTTATTCTCTTGTCAATTTGAGACATATATTATTTCCTCTCTAAATCTCCATTTGAGTAACTAGAGGTATAATAATCTCTCGTAAATATGATACCTGATACATCTTCTCCAGAAGCGATTACATCCTTAACGATATTTATTGTACTTTTAGAAACGTCAAAATTAAGATACAAATCTTTCAGACCTACAACATCATTCGATTCGGGAAATGCCTGAATTTCAATAATATTATTTTGGGCAGATGTAGATGTAATATTAATAGTATTGAGTATAACTTCACCTTTTTTATAATCAACAACTCCAGCTTCTTTAACTAAAACAATTTGTTGATCTTTTTCATTGTTATAAACCACACTTATTGTGCCTTTCATACTACCATCTAAATTTCCAGCAGAATTTTTATTTGGAACATCTGTTAAAAATACAGTTTCAGTTGATCCCGTAATTGTAAATCCTGTACTTTTTATATTAAATCCAGCAGAATTAATGTTAAAACGATTCCCAAAACACAATTCATATTGAGCAAATTGATTTAACAATGCTTTGAGATCTCTTCTGATTATGACCTTAGTGATATTAGACGTAATTCCATTGTCAACTCTATCAATTAGAGTATTCAATTTACTATACTTTAATCTTCCACCAAATTTATTAATTTCAATATTACTTCCATATTGATCTAACGAACTTATAATTTTTGTCTTTAAATTTTGTTCTGAAGAAATCTGTGATGGGTTATAATAAACTGTTGAATTCAGTTCTACATATAGTATCTTAAGATCAACAATTTCAGAATTAATACCAGCCACAGCGTAACTCTTCAATTTGTTTTTAATTTGTGTTTTATCAAAATCAGATACATATGTACCATTTTTAGGTTTAATACTTATTTTAACTTTTCCAAATTCAGGTGGATCTAACTCCTCACCACCTATAACCGAAACTGATTCAGTTTTAGGAAAAATATCACGAATTATTGCTTCATAATCTCTTGGTGTAACTGCTCTATATTGTGCTGAATAGAGTCTTGGAGCAAAGTACTTAATAGAAGACACATCTTCAACTTCAGCACCGTTAGAAGCGTTTGTAACGGTAGATACAGTAATATTATCTGATGGAGTAAAAAGAGTTCCATCATTTTTAGTAAATGTACCTTGGAAACTAAAATTAGATGCACCATTTCCAGTTGCACCATCAGTAACAATATATCTGGCAGTGATTACAGAACCATTTTCTAATTTTTTACCAAATAAACCATCACCAAATAATATTTCATATTTTTCATCTTGAACTTCTTGTGCAAGGAATATTTCTGAAGTTTTATCAATATTTAAAATATTATCAATCATTCTAAATTGTCTTCCGAGACCAGAATCAGAGGTACCTGCAACAAATACCCTCAAAGTTGAACTATCAATATTTGGACTATCAATTATAAATCTCTGATCAATCGAATTGTTAACAACATATACTCTTGATAAAAATGTCCCTTCATACACTGTTATTGGGTCATCAAATTGTGCAAATGAAGTACCGCCTACATCTTTAATTCTTGAAGATGTAATATTGTCTGGTAAAGAAAAACGATATGTGGTATTTTCAGCACTTCCTACACAAACAAGTCCTGATTGAAGGGTTAAGAAGTTTGGAGTGGCATCACTTGTTGTTCCGACATTTA